CATCGGAAGTTGCAACCTTTTGAAAATGCTAGGTTTGAATCATGGCTAATCCACCGAAACCAGCTGAGCTGAAGATTATTCAGGGCAACCCTGGTCAACATAAGATCCGCACAAACGATGCTTTGGCACCGCTCGAGTACGGTTATGTCGAACCTTTGCGTCCTTTGAGTGAGGTTGGTAAACAGTTCTGGGACACTATCTTCGGTGCCGGTGAGTTGTGGATCAGTATTAAAACTGATACTCAGTTGGTGCAGATGGTTTGTGAGTTGTTGGACCGTCGCGAGGTTTTGCGTGAAGCATTTACTGCCGACCCGACAAACCGTCCGGTGAATATGAGTTTGTTGGAAACTGAAAAGCAGATTGTGAACGCTTTTTCATTGCTCGGTTTTACTCCTGCTGACCGTACTCGTTTGGGTTTGGTTTCGGCTAAGACTAAATCGAAACTTGAGGATTTGTTGGCTCGTAAGGCAGCGAAGTGAGTTGGCCTCCTAGATGGTTGACTCCTGTTCCTGATGAAGCGTTGGCTGCTGGTGATGGGGAGTTCGCAGCTGAGTTCGCTGAGGCGTTTGGTTCGGTTGGTAAGGATGGTATTGCTGGTCGTGCCGGTGATGCTTTGCAGTTGCGTCCCTGGCAGAAGGATTTATTGAAGCATCTTTATGCGCGTGACGCTAATGGTGGGTTGTTGGCTCAGACCGCTTTGATTGGTATGCCACGCAAGAACGGTAAGTCTGCTCTCTCTTCGGCTGCTATCGGCCTTTATAGCCTCATTGCTGAGGGCATCAATGGTGGTGAGGTCATTGCTGTTGCTGCTGAAAAGGAACAGGCTCGCATTGTTTTCGGTGAAGCGAAGCGAATGATTGAGTCATCCGAATTGCGCGACCTGGTTGAAATCTATAAGGATTCGATTTTCGTACCCAGTTCGCATTCAAGTTTCCGAGTGGTATCCGCTGAAGCGTACTCCAAAGAAGGTTTGAACCCGAGCCGCGTCATCATGGACGAGTTGCACGCCCATAAAAACCGTGACTTGTTCGATGTGTTTAGCCTGGCGATGGGTAACCGTGGAAAAATAGCCCAGTTGGTCGCTATCACTACTGCTGGTGTAAAGTCAGATTCGACCGGACAGGATTCAATCGCTTACAGCTTGTATCAGTATGGCCAGAAGGTTGCTCGCGGTGAAATCATTGATCCAGCGTTTTTTATGGCTTGGTGGGAGGCTAACCCTGACGCTAATCATCGTGACCGTGAGGCTTGGGTGGAAGCCAATCCTGGATTCGGTGACATTGTGTCTGAGGAAGACTTTGAGTCTGCTATTCGCCGTACACCTGAAGCCGAGTTTCGCACTAAGCGTTTGAATCAGTGGGTTAGTTCACAGATTAGTTGGTTACCAAATGGGACCTGGGAACCTCTCGCTGACGAGGTTCCTTGGGATGATGAAGAAATCATGTTGGGGTTTGATGGTTCGTTTTCGGGTGACGCGACCGCAATCGTTGGTTGTACAGTCCCGAAGGACCCAGATACTAAACCTCATGTGTTCATGGTGAAGGCTTGGGAGAAACGCGACGGCATCGATGATGAAAACTGGCGTGTACCCATTCAGGAAGTGGAACAAACCATTATTGATTTTTGTGCAAGCCACAAAGTCCGTGAAGTTGCTTGCGACCCTTACCGCTGGCAACGCTCAATGGAAGTCTTACAGGATCAGGGCATTCCGATTGTGGAGTATCCGTCGACTTCAGCAAAACGCATGGTCACATCGTGTGCAAAGTTTTTTGATTATGTTACCGATGGCCGTATGAGCCATGACGGTAACCCGATGCTAACCAGGCACTTATCTAACGCTGTAACAAAGTCCGATGCCCTCGGTGTGCGCATCGTAAAAGAGAACCGTAACTCGTCGCGCCGTATCGACTGCGCTGTTGCAGCCATCCTTGCCTTAGACCGTGCCACTAGCGGTAGACTTGAAACACAGGTTATCCCTGAATTCTTTTCGTTCTAAGGTGTGTTCATGTTGGCTACTGCCCTTCAAATCGCCGGTGTTGCTCTCGTCGCTATTGGTTTGGGTCTCTTTTTCCTACCTTTGGGAATCATTGCAGCTGGTGCTGGTTGCATCCTTTTCGGCCTAGTAGTGGAGCGTAACTAATGTTGAATCGTTTATTCAATGGTGGGGAAGAACGAGCTATCTCCTTCCAATCCATTTGGGGTGCTGGTGATTCGCTTGCTTGGCAGTCTGATTCGGGTGCATCGGTCACACCGGACTCGTCTTTCGGTGTAGTTCCGTTCTATGCGGCCATAAACCTTATCTCTGGCACCATCGCAACTCTCCCAGTTGAAACTTATGTGCGTATCAATGGCCAGCGAGTACCTTACCGACCTAAGCCAGTATGGGTTACTAAGCCAGATGTGGACCTAATTTCGGGTCAAGCTCACTGGCAACAGGTACTTATTTCGTTGCTGGTTTGGGGTAACTCTTACACGCGTATTTTCCGTGACCCTAAAACACTTGAGATTGTGAACCTGGTTGCACTAGATCCAACGCTTGTTGATGTGAAGCGTAACGGTATCGGGCGTAAAATCTATACTTATCAGGGCGAAGAAGGCAAGTCGCTGACTTCTGACGAGGTTTTGCACATTACTGACGTGCTTTTGCCTGGTGCGCTCAAGGGTAAGGGCCGTGTTGAGGCTCTAAAAGAAAACATTGGCCTCGGTATCGCGTTGCAGTCGTTTGCAGCTCGTTTTTTCGGTGGCGGTACTCAGACTTCGGGTGTTATTGAGTATCCTGGTGCGCTTTCGGCAGAACAAGCCAAGGCTTTGTCTGCTTCCTTCGATAACCGTCACAAAGGTTACCGCCAAGCTCACAAGACCGGTATTTTATCGGGCGGTGCCAAGTATGTTCAGACTTCAACACCGAATGACGCTAACCAATTTTTGCAATCGCGTGAGTTTGCGACTCTAGACATCGCTCGTATGTTCCAGATTCCACCATTCATGTTGGGTGTACCTGGTACGACCTCATACGCCAGCGTAGAACAGATGGCAATTGATTTTGTGACTCACACTCTCCGACCTTATGTTGAGCGTCTTGAAGCGGCTTACAGCACTTTGTTGCCAGACCAAGCGTTTTTGAAATGGAACATGGATGGTCTGATTCGCGCTGATTTCGAAACCCGCATGAAGGGTTACTCAATCGCCATTCAGGGTGGTTGGATGAACATCAACGACATTCACCGCCTGGAAGATTTACCGCCGGTCGAGGGTGGCGATGTTTACCGTGTCGCACTATCGCACATCAACCTTGAAGCAGCTGGTCTGAATAGTGAAGAAATCAAGGTCAAGATGGCCAACCAGTTGATTACCGCTGGATTTAAACCAGAAGATGTACTAAAGGCCGTTGGTTTGCCTGACATTACACACACTGGTGTACCGTCGGTTATGTTGCAGGGTGTTCAAAACATTGACCCAACTGACCCAGGGAGCGTTTACTAATGATTGATGCAGGTGTTTACGACATTGCACATCCGCAGGGTGCAAGCTTTGACCGCACTTTTACCGTCACTGTAAATGGTTCTGCTTTGAACTTGACTGGTTATACCGGTGCGTGCCAGGTGCGAGTAACGTTTGATGACACTTCGGCTTTGTTCACTCCGACGGTTACCCTTGGTGGAACTGCTGGAACCATTGTTGTAACCACTCCAGCGACCACTACTGCTGGTGTTGCTGTTGGTAACTATCAATATGATGTTTGGTTGACTCAAGGCACCACTTCTTATCCAATCCTTGTCGGTAAGTATGCTTTGACGGGTCGTTACACTCAATGACAACTGTTGTAACTGTTAGCCAGCCGACTACTGCGGTAACTGTTACCGAAACGGCTGTAAATGTTGCTGTAACTACTTCACCGGTTACTGTTACTGCTGCGACTTCGGGTCCGCAGGGTGCTGTTGGGCAGGGTGTTCCTGCTGGTGGGTCGACTGGTTACATTCTTGCTAAGACTTCTGGTACTGATTATGCGACCTCTTGGGTTGTTGCACCACCCGCTAAAGGTGATCCAACAATGGTGTTGGTGGCTAATAACTCGGGTGCAGACATTCCTCGTGGCACAATCGTTACAACTTCTAGTGCTTATGGTTTTGTAAGTATTCGACCTGCTTTAGCGGATGCTGATACCCGTTCTGCTCGCACTTTGGGTTGGACTAACGAACTTATTGTTAATGGTGGAACAGGTTATGTAATCACTGACGGTTACATTTCAAATGTTGACACTTCAGCTGCATCCAGTGCTGGTGTTCAACTTTATTTATCTGGAACTGTTGCTGGTGGTTGGACTTCAACTAAAACTTTTGCACCAACTCACATGGTTTATGTGGGTGTTTGTATTGTCAAAGATGCAACTGTTGGTCAGGTTTTTGTAAAGATTCAAAACGGTTTCGAGCTGGAAGAACTTCACAATGTTGCCATTTCCAGCGTTGCCGATAACCAGGTGCTCGTTTACGACTCTGCTTCGAGTCTTTGGAAGAATGAGGCCACACCTGTTACCGCTGTTTTCAGCAAACAGGATGTTTTGGGAACTTACACCGGCACTGCTCGCTACTATTTTGACGCGGCTCGAACCATTACTCAATTGCGTGCAAGTGTTGGAACAGCACCTACAGGATCTAGTTTGGTTGTAACCGTTTATAAAAATGGTGCAAGTATTGGGACCGTAACTATTCCTGCTGGTTCTTACACTGCCACATCGACTGTTAGCGTTGCCATGGTTGCCAACGATTACCTCACTGTTAGCATTAGTAGTGTTGGTTCTACCGTTCCAGGTTCAGATTTGACCGTTACCATCACCGCTTAGGAATAGAAAATGGCTTTAGCATCCAGTACCGAACTCAATCAAGCCCTCTCCACTACTGGTTGGGGTTACATTTCCATTCACTCAGCAACACCTGGTACCACCGGTGCGTCTGAGATTAGCGGTGGATCACCAGCTTATGCGCGTGTTGCCGTAACTTGGGGTACTCCTTCGGGTGGTGTGGTATCGAACACCAACGCTTTGACCATCAACTTCCCTGCATCGGCAACCGCAGCTTACTTCGGTGTCTGGTCAGCTTCATCCGCTGGAACCTACTACATTGGTGGAGCATTGAACAGCGGAACACCAATCGTCAACGGCGCAACTCAGGGAACTTTGACCATCGCCATTGGCGCACTAACCGTAACTGCTTCCTAGTAGGTAACTATGACCACCGCTTACCCTGGAGGTCTGGATGCCTTCACTAACCCGACTAGCACTGATGCCCTCAATTCGGGGACAGTGCCACATGATCAACAACACGCTAACGCTAATGATGCTATTGAAGCTATTGAAGCCGAATTAGGTATCACACCATCTGGCCCAAACTTCTCCACCGTTGGTGGTCGCTTAGACAACATCAACCCTGGTTCTGGTCAAATACAAGCAACTAGCCGTGGTTTCTTCGGTGCATCAGCAGCTTCACAAACTGCCATTGCAACTAACCCAATAATTGTTGCAAAAGATGCTGGTTCAACTTTCGTGCAAGTTGCGGTTGCTAACTCAACTTCTACTGGTTCTGCCGACTTCGCAGCTTATTCCGACAACGGAACTGACGCTGCCGGTTGGGTTGACATGGGCTTCACTGGTTCAGCGTTCTCCGACCCTGCCTATACGCTCACAGGCCCTAACGAAGGTTACGTTCTTGCCCAAGGTGTTAGCGGAACTGGAACAGGCAACCTTGCGTTGGCTACAGGTAGCAACGGTTCCGCGAACGACATTGTCTTTGCTACTGGTGGATTCGCCTCGTCCAACGAGAAGGCTCGCCTCCTAAACAGCACAGGTCAGTTGCGCGTAAACGGTTTGTTGACGCAAGCGGGAACAACTACCCGCCCGCCGATTGACATGACACCAGGCACCAACGTCACCACTCCTCTGGCTGGTGCAGTTGAATACGACGGTGTTGCTTTCTACGCAACCCCGACCGCTGGAACTGGGCGAGCTGTTGTTGACACTTTTGGCTTTTACGCTGTCGGTGCAACACCTCGTTCTTTGACTTCGGCTACTGGTGCGCAATCCGCTTTCGGTGTCGCTTACACGGTGCAGGGTTCAACCACTTACCAGTTCGAGATTGTGTTGAACCTCACCTTGGGAACAACCACGACCCGAACAACAGGTTTCAGCATTGGTGGAACAGCAACATTGACCAGCGGTTACTACAACGCTTTGACCGTTGTGAACGCTACAGGTGCGTCAACTGCCCCAACAATGGCTTTCACGTCAACTGTCGCCACCAACTTGAACCTCAACGCCACCTCGACCACGGCTGGTCTGACCACTCGTATCACAGGTGTTTTGCGTGTAAACGCTGGTGGAACGATTATTCCGCAGATTACGTTCTCGGCGGCTCCTGGTGGAACTAACCAGGTGAACACCAACTCGTTTATGTTCATCCGACCAATCGGAACTTCCACCGCGACCAGCGTTGGTGCTTGGGCTTAGTTAGGAGCGTGAGCGGGTGACGCTCTATAACGACCCCATAGCCTATGACGCTGCGGGTTATGCGTATGATGGCTCAACTAGCAGTGGAACAGCTGCTACTGGTGCGGCTTCTATTACTCTTACCGCTGCCGGTACTGTTCAAACTCTCTATGTTGTTGCAGGTGCTGGTTCCTTAACGCTTACTGGTGCTGGTATAACTGTTGAAACTTTTGCTGCTATTGGTGCAGGAACGCTAACACTTACTGGCGCAGGAACTATTGCAGAACGATTTGCCATTACAGGTGCTGCAACTCTCTCGCTAACTGGTGCAGGAACAATAACAACTTCTTATATCGGTGCTGGTGCCGGTGCGCTCACTTTGACTGGTGCTGGTACAGCAACCGTGCCAGGTGGCAATACTTATGTTGCTACTGGTGCAGGAACTCTAAACCTTGCTGGTGCTGGAACAAGCTCACTCAAGTTCACTACTACTGGTGCTGGTGCAATCAATTTTGCAGGTGCTGGAACAAGCAATCTAACCTATTCAATTACTGGTGTTGGTAATCTTACATTGGTGGCTTCTGGAACAACAACAACCAAAATCTCTTTTGTCGGTTGGGGAATGAGTTTATAAATGCCGTACTACATAACTGATAAACAAGCCGATTGCATTGGTTGGGCCACAATCAAAGTGGTCGATAACCAGGCAGAAACCATTACCTGTCATGGCGATAACAAACAAGCTGCAATAGATCACATGGTTGCGTTATCTATGAGTGAAGGTATGAAACCTTTGGGCGAATATTTCCGCCACGGCACCATGAACAGTAACGTTCTTATTTGCGATATTGACGACACCATCATGCACAACGGCCAACTTATCCCCGATGTAGTCCATTTTGTTGAGTCCCAAGAAATGGGCATCATGCTCGTTACTGGTCGTTTAGAAGCGGACCGTGCTAAAACTGTTCAACAGTTGCAGGACTTGGGTATGGATTACGACGATTTATTTATGAACGATTTGGGTTCCAGTGCCAGGAGCGTCGAGTTTAAAAAGGCTATGGCAGAAAAGTTGTTGGCGGCGTATGACGTTCATTTGGCTGTCGATAACGATGCCGGTGCGCGTCAAGCTTACGATTCTTTGGGTATCCCTGTAATTGATCCTGCGCATCTACCGAAACAACGTTCAAGTAAACTAGAATCAAAGACTTTTTCGAGGAAGCCGAACATGAACAAACGTGACCTTCAGGAACCAATCAGCCAAGAGTTGTTGGAACCAACTAAAGCAGATTTAGCGGCTGCGCTTCGTGACCTTTTGGGCGATGTTGTGGTGTTCAAGTTCCAGGCTCACGGTTTCCACTGGAACGTGCGTGGAATCAACTTCCAGCAGTATCACGAGTTCTTTGGGGAAATCTATGAAGATGCAGATGGTTCTATTGACCCAATTGCGGAGAACATTCGCAAACTAAATTTCGATGCACCGTTTAAGTTGACTGACTTTATGGAGTCTGCACCGGAGAACGAACCAACCGACTCAAGCGACCCTCTTGAAATGTGTCGTTCGCTTTACATCGCTAACGAGGATGTGCGTGAGTGCATTGTGAAGGCTTTGTCTATTGCGGATGAACTTGAAGAGCAGGGCATTGTGAACTTCTTGGCCGAGCGTCAGGACCAGCACTCAAAGTGGCAGTGGCAGTTGCGTGCCATTGTTGGTGATTCGTTTGCAAAGCAGTACGAGATTGATGTTGAGGAAGTTTCTGAGGGTTTGCTAACTGGTCAGGGTAATGAGAATCCAACCGAGCCAAGCACCGAGGACCAGGGCAATCCTGCATCGGCTATGACTAATCCTGATGGCACTCCAATGATGCAGATGAATAGTACAGATTCTAAGTGGGCGCGAGCTGCTCAAATGATTTTGCGCAAACTGGAACCTGCTCAGGAGATTGAGTCACGCAACAACAAGATTGAAACTCGTGTCAACCATGTTGATTTTGAGATGCGTGCATCTGCTGATGGCATGACTTTTGAGGGTTACGCATCGGTTTTCAACTCGGCGAGCGAACCAATCAACGGGCGTTTCACTGAGTATGTTGCACCAGGTGCGTTTAAGCGTTCGCTTCAAGCTCGTAACGATGTGAAGTTGTTGTGGAATCACGATACTGGTCAGGTTTTGGGTTCGACTCGTGCCGGTACTTTGAAGCTCGTTGAAGATAACACTGGCCTAAAAGCTATTGCTACTTTGCCTGACACTCAGTTGGGTCGCGACGCTGCAACTCTTATCAAGCGTGGCGATGTGGCCAACATGAGTTTCGGTTTCACTGTTCCTGCTGGTGGAGACTCTTGGAACCAGGACGGTTCGGTTCGTACCCTGAACAGTGTGAAACTACACGAGGTTTCGATTGTCTCGTTCCCTGCTTACCAGTCGACCACTGTTTCGGTTCGTTCGGGAATCAATCCTGATGATTTGGCTGAGGCGTTGATGCGTCTGGAAAACGGTGAGGAAATGACCGCTGATCAGGGCAATCTGATTACCGATGTGGTAACTCGCCTAACTAAGACCATTGAGGATGTGCCGACTTCGTTGCTAGATTTGAAGAAGAAACAACTCGACCTACTTGCAAAGGTGATGTAATGGCTACTAAAGATGAAATTCTTGCTGCTATCACGATTGTGCGTGATTTCGCTGGCAACCCTGATTCTGGTGTTGTTGCTGACTTGTTGAAAGATTTAGAGAATTCCATCCCGACCAAAGAAGTTCGTGTGGTGGAGTCAAAGGAAACGCGCTAACCCCACAGCGTTTCGCCCTGGTAGGTCTTAACCTTTCTTCCTACCAGGGCTTTTCTTTGTTAAAATAGTTGTGGATCGCCCAAGGTGTTGTCTTTGGGTTTAAAGCGTGCCGGAAACGGTACGCTTTTGCTTTTTCTGCGCATGTGCTTAGGGTGCGTT